AGGCTTAGGACAAACCGTCGCAGGCGTATACAACTCACTAGGAGTCTCCACCAGCCGAGCCAAAAACGCCCGTATCTCAGGATGGCAAAACGTCCACCGCTACCTGCAACCAGGCGTTATCAACGATGAGCCAAAATTAAAAATTTTCTCTACCTGCGAAAACCTGCTCCGCACCCTGCCCGCCATGCGGTACGACAAAACAAAAGTAGAAGACGTAGACACCGACGACGAAGACCATGCAGTAGACGCACTCCGATATCTGCTAGCCTGCCGTCCGTACAATGAAATCACCCGCAAACATAAACACGCCACATATGATGCAGAGGGTAGAGTACAAAGGTTCATGGAGAAGTTGGACAAAACAAAAAAGCGGAGATGGTAATGAGACTTGTTGATAACTACAATTATTTGCCGGGATGCTGCTGGATCTGTCGAGGGGTCGCAAAACCGATCATTGACATGGAACTAGACCTGGACGGTCACAACAGTCCCGAAGACGCAAACCCTTCATCGATCACCCGTCTCTACATCTGTGCCGACTGTGCGCTAGAACTAGCTCGCATGGTCGCACCATTCCGATCAGTAGAAACACGCCAACTCGGAGAATACGCAGCAATGGAACGACTCGCCAAAGAAATGGGCGACCGAGCCGAAATAGCAGAAGAACGCCTCGCCTTAATCGCAGGAGCAATCGTGGGTGTAGACTCACAACCTGTAGAGCAGGCAGGCCCTACAAGTCAACTCGACGAGGATGATCCGCCGTCAAGCTCCGCACGGCTTGATGTAGCAGGTTCACCCCTTACCAGCAAGCGTGGTCGTCCTCGTCGGGAAGACACCCCCAAACCCGAAATAGATACTGATTTTGTTGGTGATCTATGATATTCGCAGCGTTCAGCCTTGTCGCCCTACTAGGCATTGTCCTGTTATTGTTACGCGAGAACCGTAGATTGACTAATCTATTGTTGGCAAAGAATCCATCAGCAGCTATCGCCGCCGAAAAATTCTCTAAGTCAACAAAGAAAGAACAAGTCGATCCTCGGTCACGATCAGCGTGGCAGTCACCAACTGAAGGCGTAGGGCCATGAAACCTTGGGAACCACCCAAACCAGCAGAAGTCATAGACCTATGGAACAAAGCCGACCGTTACCTGCTTAAAGAACGCCGGGACTACTGGATGAACGCATCCTACAACAGCGGTCAACAATGGATTTGGTGGGATCAGACCCGCAACATCGTCCAAGAATTAGATTACGCAAACGACAACGAACGGTACACCCGCATCACCGTAGACAAATTTGGGCCTCGTACAACAAACCTTCTAGCCCGAATGACACGCTCTCCACTCGTATGGGAAGTTGAGCCATCAGGAACCGATGACGCATCAGCTCGTCGCCAACGTCTACAAGAACAACTTCTCCTATCGGAAGCCCACGAACAAGACTGGGCTGACATCCGTGAAGAACACCTTCTCCAAACCCTCTACGGTGGATCGGCAGCCATATCTGTTGAATGGGATCCTCAACTAGGCAAAATTGTTGCCACCGACCCCGTGACCGCTATCCCAGTTCCTGCTGGTGGTGTACGCCTCACACCTCTCGGTATCAGCGAATTCTGTTTAGAACCAGGTTCACCATCCGTTGATGATGCCCGCTACTGGATCAAATGTGTTGCTCTACCCCCTGAGCAGGTCAAAGAACGCTACGACCTTGACTTTGAACCCGCACCCGACGCTGAAGCATCATTATCGTCACGCCACCGCACCTTGCTGTCACGTCGACCACAAGGTCAACCACCCCGACTTACCCTCGTCTACTGCTACTACGAACGCCCAACCACCCGCACCCCTGGTTGCGTAGTCCACGTCGTAAACAACAAGCAGGTATACGCCTACGCCGACGGTCAAGGCTGGCCGTTCCCGTTCCCCCACCTGAACATCACTATCGGTATCCAACGCAAAATCCCTCGCACATGGGTCGGAAACACCCTTCTTACCCCGGCACGAGACATCCAATACGCCTACAACCGTGCGCGATCAACCATCCTTGAACATATGCGTAAAGCCGCCAACGCTCGACTTATGGTTCCCGCAGGATCAATTGAAGACTCCGACACCATTACGACCGACCCCGCCGACGTTCTTGAATACAACGCCGAATTAGGCGAACCGCATTGGCAGTCAGCACCCGAAGTTCCCCGCTGGATCAGCAACGAAGCATCACAACTAGAAGCCGAAATGGACGACATTTTCTTCACTCATGCCGTAACTCGTGGTCAAGCACCAGGCGACCGCAACTCAGGACTCGCGCTATCAGTATTGGCTGAGAAAGACGACAGTCCTCTCGCACCAATGGCACGAAACCAGTCGTCTGTTTGGGCGCGCATCGGTCAAATGACTTTACAGTTGTACCGTGCCTACGCCCAACAATCAGGCATGGTGCGATCACAAACGATCACCACCCAGCAAGGATCGACCGTCCAATTTGAATGGACAGCCGAAGACATTGACGAAACACCCCAAGTCAAAGTCCCGTTAGACGCAACCGCACCACGATCCAAGATCGCAACCCAGTCCGTCATCACATCGCTGGCACAAACATTCCCGGCAGCATTCCAAAACATTGACGGTGCAAGCCTGTCAAGACTGCTAGACCTACCCGACCCCAAAGGTTTCATGGCATCAACCGACCCCGATGTCGCCAAAGCAGAATGGGAAAACGGACTACTTATGCAGGCCATACCTGTCATGCCAGCCGACTTTGACGACCACGCCAAACACATCGCCCAACACAACCGTGAACGCAAATCCCCTGCATACGAACTTGCAGCATCGGATGTTCGACAAGCGATTGATGTCCACGTTCAAGCACACCAAAAACTTGCAGCCGACGAAGCCGCAGCACAACTCGCCCAACAGCAACAGATGCCGGGATCAGAAACGCTCCCGCAAGCCAATGAAGCACCTGGCTCATTGGTTCCACAAGCACAAACAGGACAACCACAGGAGATACCCCCACAATGAGCGACATAAGTTCTGACTATGTAGAAGAAGGGTCGTATGACGAATCGTCTGTTGAACCCGAATCAACAGTTAATTGGGAAGACAAGTACCGTTCAGAGGTAGCTGACCGTGTTAAAGAACGCGAACGCTACAAGCCGATTGCACAAACCTTCTCCAAAATGCACCCCGACGACGCTCGCGCCGTACAAGAATTCGCTAACGCTTTCGCCGCAGGAGACACCGATACTGCTGTCCGATGGATGGTAGACAACGCTAGAACCCTTGCTGGGGAACGCTTTGACACCTTCATCAGCCCCCAAGCACAAGCCGCCATTGGTCAGCAAGCCGTCCAAGAAGGCTATCAAGCAGGACTAACCCCCGATCAGGTTGAACAACTTGTCGAACAGCGAATGAACCAGTACGCCCAAGCGCAAGTACAAACACAATACGAACGCCAAATTGAGGAGACACTCGCAGAACATGGACTTCAACCCGATACGCCGTTGGCGACAGCAGCAATCGTCGCCGCTTCCCGCCGACCCGACCTTGATCTTTCCATGGCAATTTGGGAAATGGAAGAACAAGTTCTTGCCCAAGCGCAACAAATCGCTGCAACGCGTGCAGAGGCAGGAAGCCAAATGGGGACACCCATCATCAATGGGCAAGCCTCAACCAACTTCGCAGGACAAAACATGAGACCGCGTGACCGGGCTTTGGCTCGACTTGAACAAAACGGTTTGAACTAAATCGCAACACAGGGGTAGCTCAATCGGGTTGTTTGAGCGTTGTTGACCTCGCCAGTATTGACTCCAATTTATTGGCGGGGAATACCCCATTTGACAAACAGATGTTGTAGTGGTGTAGCATTACTTCTGTACCTCGGACGAGGCGCACCACATACAACCACATAACATCGGAAGATGCAAGGCCCCGCTGGATGGCGTGAACCATTGACAAGGTTGTGAACCCCCACATTCACTCACCCTCTTAAAGGAACCCATCATGCCCGCAACACTCTCAACAGTCGATGCCATTCTCAAGGACGACTACAAGGAATACCTTGACAACCTCAACTCAGCGAACTTCATTCTTTCGCAAATTGAAAGTCGTAAAGACACAGTCCAGGGCCGTATTGCCCGCCACGCAGTCCACCTCGGACGCTCAAGTGGTGTCGGCGCACGCGCCGAAAGCGCAACACTTCCCACCGCAGCCAACCAGTCGTACGCAACCGTCCCGGTTCCCGTGCGCTACGTCTACGGACGCATCCAGCTTTCAGGCCCAACCATCAAGCAGGCTGTCACCGACCGTGGTGCTTTCATTGATGCTTTGGATGCCGAAATGGAAGGCATCAAGGCCGACGCAATGAAGGATGTCAACCGTCAGTTGTGGGGTACGTCAAACGGCGTTATCGCACAATGTGGTACGACTTCGTCAGCAACGACCGTTGTTCTCGCCTCAACCACAGGTACGACCGCCCTTCGTCAGTTGTTCTTTGATGGTGGCATGGTTGTTGACATCGGAACCGTCGCATCCCCGACGACCGT